GTGAGGAAGATCCGGGCCACGCTGACGGCGAGGAGCCCGCAGTCGCACTCATCCCACGCGATCGCGCCGGGCACCACGCTGTGCCGGTCTGGCTTGGTGGTCAGCTCGGCGTACACCGCCTGCTCGATCGCGGAGGCGACGGTGTACCACTTCAGCGGGCCCGTGATCACGTCCCCGTCCTCCGTACCGACGGACGGTCCACCGAGTACACCCGCGACCTGGTCCGCAGCCCGGACGGGTTCCACGTCGCCACGAACATGTCGACGAGGTAGAGCCCCGTCCTCCCCTTCCGGAACAACTCGCCCACGTCCGGGTAGCTGATCGTGACGCCCTGTCGTACGAGCTGTTGAAGCCCGGCCGGGAGCTTGCAGTCCCCGCCAGCCGCAGCCTTCGCGATCTCGCAGGCGAGCTGCCCCATGGCCAGCTCGGCGCCGTCGGGAGGTTCCTCCCCGTAGACCGCCGTCACCGACCACGTACCGGCCTCGGTGTCCGCCAGCGAGAGATCATTGCAGCGTGGCCAGTCCCCACCATCCGTCCGCACCAACAGCCGGTTGTTGTCGACCCGGTACGCGCCCGTCACCAGCGGTGTCCCGTCGACCTTCACTTCCACGATCCGCAGCACCGGCGCCGGCAGCAGAACCTCCGACACCGACGAGCAGGAGCAGTCCCCGCCGCAACTGCCGCAGGTCAGGTTGAACCACTGCCCGCCGATCAGCGCAGGCTGCGGATACGACCGGCCGCCGCTCCACGGCGGCCCGAAGTCGTCGAAGAACGAGCCGGTCCCGCAGTCACGGCGGCACGGGCGCAGCGTCACCTCGCACAGGCCGAACCGCTGGCCGGTCAACGCCCACAGTGTTTCCGTGGCCATGGACACCGCCAGCCCCGTGACTGCGGGGTTGAGGGTGTCCACGTCGCACGTCCACTGAACCGGCCAGTCCTCACAGGGCCCGAACTGCGCGACCACCTACAGACCTAGGCGGCGAGCGTGGTCGGGTCGCACGCCACCGTTGGCGGCGCGGTGGTGGTCACGTTCCACACCCAGTGCTCATCCGTCTCCACAGACTCGCTCGCGGGCAGGTAGTCCTCCCCCACGAGGGTGTCCCACGTGGCGCCGGCGCCCCGGGTTTCGGAGGTGAACTCCAGCGTGGAGCGCGCGTTCTCGATCGTGTAGGAGCCGAGCTGGCTCGCGCCGACGTTGGGCCACGCGTTGTAGATGTACCGCTGGTTCCCGGACGCGTCACAGGCACCCGACCCGGCGACCTCCTGCCACACCTCCAACGAGAACCGGTTTGTCGGGTTGCCCTCGGCGACCGCGAAGCCGGTGCCGGTCGTCGGGGTGCCGGTGGTCAACTCGCGGGCGCTCAGGATGAACGCGAGCATGCTCACGTTCACCTCACACATCTGCACCGTGAGCCCCATGCGCTTGAGGGTGGGGTCGTCCTTCTGGTTCACACACGGCTGACCGGACGCGGTCCTCTCGAAGAACTCCTCGCCGTCCTCGTAGTCGGGCTCCATCTCGACCTGCACGAAACCGGACGAGACCGCGACGAGCCCGGACGCGCCGGTCACCGGCACGCCGCACGCGTCCAACGCGATGATCCGCATGTGCGTGCCCTTGATAGGAGTCGCGCACGTGGAGACTGTGGCCATTGGTTCTATCTCCCTATTCGGTGGGCACGCCCAGGACGATGTGCGCGGCCAGGAGGCAGCACTCGAAGCCGATCAGGTAGTTCCGTTCGGCCAGCATCTGCAAGGTGTTCGAGGACCGGTTCAGTGAGTCGCGGACCTGCGAGAAGAAGACGTTCGACCGGTAGCCCCACGCCGCACCAGTCGCGTAGATCCATGTCGTGCCGGCGGCAGGTGCCTGCCCGTCGGGGCCCGTGCCGGGATAGCCGCCGCCCGCCACGATCCGGTTGCCGCCCGGCGTGAACAGGCCGCTGCCGGTTTCGGTGACAAGGTTCCAGGCAGCCAGCGTTGCGAGCGCGCTCCGCGGAACGTGGATGAGGCCCTGGCCGGCGTAGCACTCGGCGAGTTCCTGCTCCAGCAGTCCGATCGCGTGAGCGACGTCAGCGCCAGTCACGACGGGCGACGCGACGGTCTGCAGGACAACGTCACCTTCGAGGACTTCACCGTCGGCAGCGAGGTGCGGGAAGACTACCGTCTGGCCGCCGGCGACGCCGGTCCAGAACGCGGTCTCCACTTGCTGCTGTTCGACGCGGGCGAGCGCGTCTTGTGCCACGGTCTGGGCGTCGCCGAGCCCGATGGGTGAGCAGTCGAAGCGGGCGTACACCGTGAACGGTGTCGCGCCGCGGTTGGTCTGTTCGACGTTTGCGGTCTTGGCGGCCGGTTCGGGGGGTGCGCCGGTGCCGGTGACGGCGAGGCACTCGTCGTATGTGCTGTCTCCGGTCGGGCAGCGTTCGGGCCAGGTGACGCCCTGCTGCCAGTGCACCTCTGTGGGGCTGGGGGTCTGGATGGAGTCCCACAGCCCGTACGGCAGGGAGGTGAACGTGGTGGGCAGGTCGATGAGTTGGCGTGCCACGGGTGTTCACCTCCCTTCGTCGTCAGTACGGTTCACGAGGCCGGGTCAGACCCGGACCGTGCCGGACAGCAGCGCGGACGTGGAGCCGTTGACGTTGAAGCCGACCGTGTACCGGCGGGACTCGTGTCCGACGCGGGCGACGAGGTGCGCCTCCTCGGACCAGGCGGCCGTGTGGTCGTTGGTCTCGTTCAGGACGCTGTCGCGGATGACGCCGAGGTCGAGGCTCATGCCGTTGCCGTGGACGAATGTGCCGGCCGCGTAGATGAGGAAGTCCGCGCTGGTCGGCCACGCGGTCATGTTGCTGGAGCCGCCGAACTGGGAGGCGCCGCGGACCTGCCAGTCGTTGACCCACTGGACGCGGATGTTGCGGGCGACGAAGTACGCGTCGATCTCCGAGTTGGGGACCGCCTGGAGTTCGACGCCGGCCTTCCAGGCCAGGTCCGCCCTGATCACCTCCCTGACCCAGTAGGGCATGACGACTTCGAGCACGTCGTCGATGCACATGCCGTAGCGGGCCCGGTAGTCGGTGGCCGCGAGGCCCACCGCGTTGTAGATCCGGGGGGCTGCGGCGTCGGTGGCCGCGCCGCCGGAGATGGTGGTCGCCGCAGTGGAGCGGGCGAGCATGAGCGCGATCAGGCGGGCGTTGACGACGTGCGCGTGCGCGGCCATCAGCAGCTGCAGCGTGTTCTGCGTCGCCTCCGGGTAGGCGTCGTCGGTGAGGTTGCCCGCGGTGAGGCAGTAGCCGTACGCCTCCAGGCGTTCCTCGTCGAAGTCCGGGCAGGGCACCCGGATGCACGGCTTGGTCGGGGAGCCGGTGGCGGCGGCGATGTCGTCGGCCTCGGACCAAAGGAACGGCGTGGAGGTGTTGGAGAAGGTGGCCGCGAACCCGGCGAACGCGGTCCCACCGGCGAGGGCGTCGGCGAGGCTCGGCGAGACGGGGAACTGGATGCCGCCGCGGGTGACGCCGAAGGTCGGCAGGTCGATCAGGCCGTCCTCGCAGGCGATGTTGAAGAAGTCGTAGCGGATCTCGCTGGGGGCGCACCAGCCACCGCCGGCGACGAGCGCGGCCTGCTTGTCGGGGCTGGTGAGGTAGGCGAAGAGTTCGCGCATCTCGCCGCGGGTGGTGCGGTTGTCGACGCTGTGGGAGAACTCGTTGCGGATGGACGCGACGAGCTGCTCGCTGGGCTGCCCCTGCGTGACCGGCATGGACTTGGCCTTGCGGGCGGTGACCTCGGCGAGGGAGGCGAGGCTGGGCAGGTCGCTGCCGCGCGCGACGCCGGGGATGTCGACGGAGGCGGTGACGGCGAGGCGCTGGGTGGGGACCTGCGGCGCGGGGGCGTGGCGGGCGGTCTCGGCGAGGCTCGCGGTGGCCCGTCGGGCGATCTCCTCGGGGCGGACGTTGCCGCCGCGCCGGTCCATCATGAACGCGCTGAGGGCCGCGGTGACGCCCTGGGCGGCGGCCTCGGCGATGGCTGCGGCGTCGACCGGTGCGGCAGTGTTCGCCTGCGGGTCGCCTGCGGGTTCGCCGTGGACGCGTTCCTTGAGGGCGGCGAGTTGCTCGCCGACGCGGGTGCGCTGGAGGTCAGCGTTGGCCTGGGCGCGGACTTCACGCACCCTCAGTTCGGCGCGGATGCGGTCGAGGTCGTCGGTGAGGCGCATCGCGTAGGCGAGGGTGTCGGGGTCGACGCCGTCGATCGCTGAGACGCGCTCGAACTCGGCGACGGCCCGCGTCTCCAGCTCGGCGAGTTCGGTGTCGGATGCGAGGGTGAGGTCGGACGGGGCGGAGAAGAGCTCGTCTGCGGCCACGTGTTCCTCCGTGATCGAAGGGGGTTTGCGGGCTCTTTTTTCGCCCTTTGATCACGGAGGTTAGCGCATAGCACACAACCCGACAATGCGTCAAATACGTTGACCGGTCGGGTGAACCTAAAGGTCAGACGCTCGGAGGGGGCGGCGGCGGGGGTGCCGGACGACGCCTCTTATTGCAGCTGCACACGATTGCTCACCTCTCTCCGGGGTGGACGCGGCGCGACAGCATCCGCATCACGATCCGGACCGCTTCCTGCTCCACATCAGCCTGCGGCCGACTCCACGCCACCTGCGGACGACCAGCAGCCACCAGCGCCTGCGGCTGCCCCGACGCGACCCGCGCCCGCATCTTCGGCACAGGGAACCCGGGAACATTCACGGCCAACAGCCCGACGAGCCGCAGCTGGCCACCGATCCGCCGCCAGTCCCCGGACACCTGGCCGGCCGCCTGCAGCTCGTACACCTTCAGCGGGTCCGCACCCGGCCGCACCGCACCCGCAACCCAGATGCCGTGCGCATCGTTGCCCACCGCGACGTCCGCCACCGCAGCACCGGTGTTGTCGTAGTGCTCCGCCGCGGGGGACGCGCCGAGGTTGAGCGGGGCGTGCCCGGTGCCGACGGTGATCTGACCGACCGCCATCCGTTCGCCGCCCTCGCAGACGACCTCGCCGGTGCGGTAGTACGGGTGGTCGTCCTCGCGGGGCGGCTGGATGCAGGTGCCTTCCTGCCCGATGTGGCAGGTGCCCCACTGTGCGGCGTGCCCGTAGATGCGGCCCTCGTCGGTGATGGTGATCGGGGTGGGCAGTGACAGCTTCGGGTCCGAGAACCACGCGGCTGGAGGCCGCCACAGTTCGGTGACGGACGCCGTGACCGCGCGCGGCCGGGCAGGTGCGGCCTCGGTCGCCGCTTCGATCGCTTCCGATCCGACCGGCTGCCCGCCGGCCACGATCGCGCCGGCCTCGTCGAGGAGTGCAATGTAGGCCTCGGCGAACGCGGGGATGTCGACGAGGGTCGCGGCGCGGATGCGACCGCCGTGGAAGATGACTTTCTCCGGCTGCGCGAAGAGCATCTCGAACAGGTCGTCCTCGCCGCCGTCTTCGGTTCCGGCGTTGGCGTCTTCGGGCCACACGAATTCGACGTCGGCGTCGCTGATGGAGTCGGCGTCGATGGAGACGCCGCGGAGGAATTCGCCTTTGATCTTGTCGTAGGCGCGGCGGCCGTTGTCGTCGGAGAGGTCGAGGACTCCGGCGCCCATGATGCGGTTGCCGTCGCGCCATACCTTGTCGATGCGGCCGACGTTGACGGCTTTGGTGCGGGCCTCACCGCCGTGGGAGTCTTCGATGTTCCATCGGAGCGGGACCGGGAGTTCTGCCCAGGTGAGGGCGTTGGGTGCGAATTCGCGGCCGTCGCCGGTGACGATGCCTTCGACGGCGAGGACGCCTTCCCAGGGGGCGGTGTCGCCTGCGTAGTCCATGCTCTCGTCACCGTCGTCGCCGGGCTCGTCGTCGCCTTCTTCGGCGGCGAGGGCGGCGATCTGTTCTTGTGCGGCGGCTGCGGAGTCGTGGCAGCCCATGAGTTCGTCGGTGCCTTCTTGGACGACGGCGAACGGTGTGTCGGCACCGCAGTCCGGGTGCTCTTCCTCGATGCGGTACGGCACGGTGCCGCCTCCTTCGTTGGGTGTCGGCGGCATTGTGTCCGCGCTCGCAGCCAAGATCATTCCGGCGGCGGCT